GTGAGCAGGAGCGTGAGGCTGTGCGGATCGTGATGCGGATGCTGTCGCGTCGCGTCCACCCTGGGGGGAGGTGACAGATCGTGTGCAGTTGCAATAAGAAGCGGCGGCCGAAGCCCCCGCCGCCGCCTCCGTCGGCGCTCTGACCTTTATAAATAGCGGTCCGGTGAAGAGAATTGACTCTTTGCCGGACCGTGTGCTATGCGCTAACCTCCCGAATCAAGGCGCCAATCTGACGGGCGCACACCCCTTCGATCCGGAGGACACCGTGGCCGACGAGCTGTTCAGCGCCCCGTCCGATCTCACCCTCGCGTCCGACAACGACCTCACCGACCTCGAGACCCGCGCGGTCGCCGAGTTCGAGCGCGTCAACGGCCTCGACAACGTCGACCCCGAAACGCTCCAGTACGCGATGCGCCTCACCGACGACCTCGACCGCATCCGGGGCGAACTCCGCGTCCGCCAGGTCCGCGCCGAGCAGGAGGCCCAGACCCAGCAGGCCCGCGTCGCCGACCAGATGTCCCAGCTTCAGGCCCGCGTCAACGGCGCCCCCGCCGCCCAGACCGCCAACGAGCAGACCGCGCAGGTCGACTACGAGGCCATCGCCGCCGCAGCCGCGCGAGGAACGGCCAGCACCATGGCCAACATCCTCATGGACCGCAAGGGCGGCAGCGTCCGCCCCGAGGAGATCGCCCGCCGCGCCACCGCCTCCCTCGCGGAGACCGCGCAGCACGCCCCGAAGCCGAAGGTCGCGCAGCAGCGCCTCGCCGTCACCGCCAGCGTGGACATCCCCGGCGTCGCCCGCGGCGGCGACCTCTCGTCCTTCGACGCCGTCGTCGACGTCGTCGGCCGCAAGGCCAAGGCCATGCCGGTTACCCGCGGCACCCCCCGTTACGAGACCGTCGCGAGCATTCGGAACGAGTTCTCCCACAGCATCGACAACCGCACCACGCCGGCCGAGGTGGAGGAACTGTTCCGGTTCCTCACCAAGCGGGACGGCATGGACGCCGAGGCGCTCGTCGCGGCCGGCGGCTGGTGCGCGCCAGCGGAGACGCGCTACGAGTTCTTCAACATCGCCGGATCGTCCGGGCTGATCGACCTGCCGACCTTCGGCGTGACCCGCGGCGGCATCCGCTTCCCCGTCTCGCCGTCGCTGGCCGACGCGATCGAGGGCGGCGGGTTCGCCCCCTTCTCCGAGGACTTCAGCGTCACCTCCAACCCGTGGCTGTGGACCGAGGCCGACGACATCGCCGCCGCCACCGGCTCCCCGACCAAGCCCTGCATCAGGGTCCCCTGCCCGGACTTCGACGAGGAGACGCTCGAGGCGTACGGCATCTGCCTGACCGCGGGCAACCTGGCCAACGACGCCTACCCCGAGGCGACGGCGAACATGATCCGTCTGCTGATGGCCGCGCACGACCACGCCATGAACGCGCACCTCATCGCGCTCATGGTCGCCCGGTCCACCTCCGCGATCACCATCAGCGGCGGCGCAGCGACGGACGCCGCCGCCCCGCGTATCTTCAACGCCGCCTCCCTCGCCGCGACCGACTACCGCGAGCGGTACGGCATGGCCCTGGAAGACGTTCTGGAGATCGTGCTCCCCGCCTGGGTTCGCGAGGTCATCCGCGCCGACCTCGCCTGGAAGGCCGGTGTCGACCTCATGGAGGTCACCAACGGGCAGGTCGACCGCTACTTCACCGCCCGCAACGTCCGCCCGCAGTGGGTCGACGACTGGCAGGTCCGCGGCACGAACCAGTTCGGCAACGCCACCGCGCGCACCGCGTGGCCGACCACGGTCGACTTCCTGCTGTACGCGGCCGGCACGTTCCTCCACGGCAACGGCATGAGCCTCGACCTGGGTGTCGTCCGCGACTCGGTGCTGAACGAGACCAACGACCACACCGCGGCCTGGTCGGAGGAGGCGCACCTCATCGCGAAGGTCGGCCACGAGTCCCGTCGCTACACGGTGCCGTTCAACGTCAACGGTTCCACCTCGGCGCTGCTCACCGGCACGGTCCGGGTCTGACCCAGCCTGCCGTGAACCGAACCGTCAAGGAAGGGTGGTGAGCACCGGTGGCCGGAGCACGCCAGATCGTCGACCCGCCAGCGTTCACCACCCTGCCCCACGGCCTGTGGGACAGCATCGAGCAGCCCTCCACCCCCGGCAGCCACTGGCAGCAGGGCATCACCTGGGTGGAGCGCTGCCCCGACGGTGACACCACCTACGACGCCTGTCTGTCCGTCACCGGCACCGGCGCCCCCGCGGCGCCCGCTGCGAAGACCGGGAACGTGGAGCAGACCACCCGCGGGGCAACACCGTTCACGGTGTACGCCCAGTTCGAGTGTTCTGCTGTCGGTGTCGGTGACGCGGCCACGGTCGGGGCGGACGCTCTCGCCCGGGTCGAACAGCGGCAGGTCGAGACGGCGTTCTGGACCGGCGTGGCGGGCGGGCAGCCCGTCGTCTTCCCCCATCTGGCCGCGGACGCGGAGGTCGTCGACAGCCAGGACATCATTCTCCAGCCGACCGCGACCCCCACGGTCACCGGAGCGGACGCAGCACACGCACTCGGCGCGCTGGAGCAGGCCCTCGCCGACTGCTACGCCGGACAGGGCCTGATCCACGTGCCGCCCAGGGCGCTTGCCACGCTGGCCGGGAGCAGCCTCGTCCGCGAGGTGAACGGCCGGCTGCTCACTCCGGCCGGGAACCGGATCGTGGTCGGCGGCGGCTACACCGGCAGCGGCCCCGACGGCGCGGCAGCAGCCGCGGGCACGTCGTGGATTTATGCGACCGGCCCCGGGTTCGGCTACCGCTCCAACGTGTACGTCAGCCCCGTCCGCGAATCGCTGGACCGGTCCACCAACACCCTTCACATGCTGGCCGAGCGCACGTATGTCGTCGGCTTCACGTGCTGCCTGCTGGCGGCACACATCGCCCTGGGCGTGCCCACCGAGTAGGAGAACAGGACCATGGCAACTCACTCGACGTGCGCCACCCCCATCAAGGGCACGCACATGCGGATCATCGAACTCGACGCGTGCGGCGCCCCGATCACCGGCACGTCCGGCATGGTCGGCGTGACCAAGGGCTTCGTGCAGGTCAACATGGAGCCGCAGTACGAGGACGGCGTCGAGTTTTTCGAAAGGACCGCGGACGGATCACCGTGCGTGAACCAGAAGGACGACCCGACGCTCAAGCGGATGAACCTGACCTCACAGTTCTGTGAGATCAACTCCTCTTCCGCCTCGCTGATGATCTCCGCGCGCGAGCTGACCAGCGGAACGCCCGCAACCGGGACCGGCTTCGCCGTCGCCGAGGGCAACCCCACCAGGCGGTACAGCCTGGAGGTGTGGCAGGAGGTCGCCGGCGCGGGCGCCTGTGACGCGTCGGGGCAGCAGCAGTACATCTACAACGCGTGGCCGAACGTGGGCGCTACGCAGCTCGGCGCGTACGTCATCGAGAACGGGCGGTCCACGCTGGAGACCACCTCGGAGACGAGGGGCGCGTCAGCGCAGTGGGTGGCTCAGGTCGGATCGGACTATCTGCCGGCCGGGGAGACCATCGAGGACGACGAGCACTGGGTGTGGAACGTGACGACGACGCCGCCTCCCACCATCGCGTGTGACCCGACCACTCTGTAAGGCGGCACAGTGACGGCTCAGTTCGGTCCTTGCGCGGATTGGCCGGTGCAGTGGACGTGTGATGTGGCCACCCTCAACCCGGCTGTGACCGGGGTGGCGGTGGCCTCCGCCACGGAGACCCTGTGGTCCCTGACGGGGCAGCGGTTCGGGCTGTGTGAGGTGACGCTGCGGCCGTGCCGCCGGGACTGCTTTGACGGGTCGTTCTTCGACGACGTCGGGCCGCCGTGGACCGGGGCGCGCTCGTATCCGCAGCCTGCGCTGATCGGTGGGCTGTGGTTCAACCTGACGTGCGGCTCGTGCACGGACTGCGCGTGCGGGAGCGTGTCGGAGGTGCGGCTTCCGGCGCCGGTGTACGAGGTGACGGAGGTCGTCATCGACGGTGCGGTGCTGGCCTCGTCGGCGTACCGGCTGGACAACAACCGGCTGTTGGTGCGGACGGACGGGGCGAGTTGGCCGCGCTGTAATGATCTGTCGGTGGATTCGGGGGCGGGCGCCTGGTCGGTGACCGCATCGTTCGGGGAGCCGGTGCCGGACGGGGCTGCGCTGGCGATGGGTGAGCTGGCGTGTGAGATCGGGAAGGCGGCGGACGGGCAGGACTGCCGTCTGCCTGCCGGGGTGCAGCAGCTGGTGCGGCAGGGCGTGACCATCTCGTACCCGGATGTGGGTGAGTTGTTCGCGAAGGGCCGCACCGGTTTGTACCTCGTCGATATGTTCGTGGCGACGTGGAACCCGTCGCGGCTGCGGTCGCGTTCGCGTGTGTATCGGGTGGATCGGCCGACTGTGCGAAGGGCTGGAACATGAGTGAGCAGAAGCCGAGCGTGGGCCGAGTGGTTCACTACGTGAGCTATGGAACCCCGGGCGGCGAGTACACCTCGCAGTGCCGGGCCGCGATCATCACGGCCGTGCGAGACCTGGAGCCTGTGCCCGAGCACGGGGTGCCGTACGTCGACCTGTGCGTGCTCAACCCGACCGGCATGTTCTTCAACCAGGAGTGCCGCCACTCCGAGAGCGCGCGCACGGGCGGCACGTGGCACTGGCCGGAGCGCACGTGATGGCGCACGCGATCCGGCGCAGATGGAAGCGCTGGCGGTGGGCCAGCCAGCAGCGCAGCCTTGAGGCCTACCTGTTCAACTACGCACCCGGCCCCACGTGGTCGCGTACCCGGAAGCTGAACGACCTGGCGCGCGTCTGGAGGCGGGCGTGATCACCGGCGAGCTCAAGTGGTACACCGTCGCCTCCCGCCTCGAGGCCGCCGCATACGCCGCGCTCACCGACACCCCCGACCGGCACAGCGTCGTCCCCGGCACCATCGCCTGGGACGCCTGCGACTGCGGCATGCTCGCCGTCTCCATCGCCCAGGTCTACCCCTCCGAAGAGTTCCCCGCCCCGCAGAGCGAGCCGTTCGGTGCGTGCCAGGCACCATGGGAAGTCGCCGAGGTCGTCGTGCAGATCATCCGCTGCGCACCCAACCCCGACGGACAGAGCCTCCACCCCAGCACGGCCGCCCTCGACACCTCCGCACAGCAAGTCGCCCGCGACGCCCACGAGACTCTCCACGCCGTCTCCCTCGAACTGTGCGAGATGAACACGCAGCGGGACATCGCCGACTACCTCATCCGCCCGCAGGCCGCCCAGGGCCCACAGGGCGGCTGCGTCGGCACCGAACTCCGCGCCCTCGTCAGCCTGCCAAAGGGCTGACCGATGGCCGACTTCACCAAAGCCGGACAGATCCGCATCGACCGACGCCGCCTCGAACGCATACTCCGACTCCCCGGCGGCCTCGTCCACCGCACCCTCACCCGCCGCGCCGAACGCGTCGTCAACCGCGCCCGACAACTCGCACCCGGCAGCATGGGCGCCGGCATCATCTGGCACATCGAAGGCCACGGCCGCGACCTGTCGGCCGTCATCACCTCCACCCACCACGCCACCCAGTACGTCATCAACGGCACCCGCCCACACCAGATCCGCCCAGTACGCGCGCAGGCGCTCCGCTTCACCACAGGCGGCAGGATCGTTTTCGCCAAGCTCGTGAATCACCCCGGAACCCAGCCCAACGACTTCCTGAACAAGGCCCTCCGGGACGCCCTGTAACCTCCGGAAC